CTCAGCCATCACACCAAATTGTCGTACCTGTAGTTCAATGTGTGGCGGTAATCTGGCTTCACACTTCATAGCGCGAAGTCTTATGGTCTAGCTGACACATGACTGTGCCATGCCACCCTGAGATTTTATTCTTCATCACCGTAATCCAGCGCGAAGGATCGTCAGGGTTTTCCTTGTCATCCATCTTACCTAAGCCTATTAAGATGTCGCTCTCGGCTACCTTACCCACCTTACTACCTTCCAGCATTGTTGGCGTGAGGCGTGTCTTACCTTCAGCTTCTGCAGATGCTTGTGAAAGACCTATTAAGGCCACGTTATGCTTCTTGGCTAATTCACGTAGGCGGTAGTACAATTCTCTCAGGCGTTCATGCCCAGAGTTAAATGTCTGCGTGAGTGCGATCTTGTCTGCCATATCCACGATTACGACATCAAATTTTTGTTGGCTCAGGAAGGCATCGAGTTGCTGTATATCCCAGCCCTGACTATCTGCGAAGATAAGACGGTCCCTAATAGCTGCATACCGTGCGGCTGCGGCCTGTGGCTCGAAGTTCATCTCCTCTTTGGTCATACCAGTGAACGCTTGCATGGCACGTAGCTTAGTGCGCTTACCCACCTCTTCGTTGGCTATGTAACCAACCTTGGCACCTTGCTGGCAGAAGCCGTCTGGGGCAGCGCATAGGCTAATAGCAAATGCCGTCTTGCCTACATTAGAGTATGCCGCAATGACACCGAACTCTCCGCGCCCAATGCCATACACATTTCTACTCAGGGTCTCGATGTTAAACTTAAATCTATTGTCGTCTGATACAGTAGCTAATAGCTCGTAGATATCGTCTGTGACTATGTAGTCATTAAAGTTATCTGGTAGGTATCCATCTGATACACGGTCCAAAAGAGTATTCAGCTTGTCCATTGCAGAGGCATCACCCTCAGACATTGATATACCTAGCTGGGCAATGTCTAAACCAATGTGCTGCCGCCAGAGTGTCTCGATGACATCACTAGCTACGGCACTGTCTATGTCATCAGCATTGGAAATAGAATTTACTAGGTCTTCAATCTCAGCCGACCACGAACCCGTCGATGTAGGATTTTTAGACTTCCAGTAAGTAAATAGTTCAAGAGGCGTAATGTCCTTCTCAAACTTATCGTGCATCGAGATAATTGTCTCGAATACATCTTTCATAGTCTCGTCGAACAGTGATGCTCGAAGTTTTGCCTTATTTTCCTCATAGAATGAGTGGTTAAGGCAGCTTTTAAGAAGTGATTGGTCCATTCTTCGCTATCCATTAACAATTAATAGAGTGCTATAGTAGACCAATTAGCGAAATAAAAAAAGCCCCAACTTTGCAGAAGGGGCTAATTAGTTTGATTACGTTAGTAGTACTAGTTGGCTCTGAATTTCATTTTACTCAGGTCTACAGAACCAGCCTCGCCTCGGCGTTCTCGAAGCTCACACTGATACGTAATTACCCGTGGGTTCTTTTCACAGTATTCACGTATCAGCTTCTCTAGTGCTTCTTCTTCAGCAGCGGCTTCTCGGAAGCCCCCCTCAATTTCTAGATCGATTATAGCTATTCCTCTAGCTTTCATTATACCATTCCTTTAACTTTAACGTCTGTACTGGTGGCCTAGACGGTGTTTTTGTTAACCCAGTTGTCCTCTGGATAGTGATTGGCAGCTATAAGGAATGAATCGGAGGACCGCTAGGGGGATTCTGTAATGACACCACATAAGTCATCATTTTTATAGGACGCTCTGCCGCCTTAGTACGTGATCTTCTGCGATTTACTCTAGACCTATTACCCCCACAAGTAATAAAGGCCCACGTAAATACGCTACTTACCGTAGTAAATTGTTTATCTGTTCTGTAGTGAGCCATTTAAGGTCTTTCTCAGTTAGTCGCAGCTTTAGGGTCTTATCTTTACTTCTGATTGTATTGAGTGCCTTAGTGTTCGCGTCTTTGTCAAGAACTAAATACCTATTAGTGTAACAACTAATTGACTGCTTTATTGTGGAAGTCAAGTTTGTACCTAGCATTGCCACACCTACGTAGCCGTCTAGTCTACTTACACTACAGGCTGATGGTATGTCTTCTACGAGTACGGCATCAGTTCCCTCACCTACGTGTACACCGCCTTCGATGACACCATAAGTCATCCACTTAGGTCCATAGGGTTTCAGGCATCTACCCACTGCACCTCTATCTGCGTAGAACATTACTCGGTCTTCGGCTGGTGCGTAGCGTACATCTATCCATCCGTTCTGGTAAGCCTCTAGACTATTCACAGACTTCAGGAAGTCGATTGCTGGTTTATGGTTATCTACTGAAGTAGTTATCTCGGGTAATGGTTTAACCTTAGCAGTCGGCTTAGATACTTTTGCTAGATAGTCTTTGGAAGACTGAAGAGAACGTCTACCTTGGTATATGCCTCTTCCATTACAGCTTGCTCTATAACAGAACCACTTTAGTTGACCATCTATTTTAGAGACTGCTAGCTTCTTATAACCACCACAGAAAGGGCATTGGATTACTATAGTATCCCCCTCTCTGATATTAATAGTCTTTACTATTTCTAACTGCTCTAAGTAGGTCATCTCTAGTCCGTTGGTTATACTGCCCCTTCGCAGGGACAGCGTCAGCTTATCGTCAAAAACAATTTAGTCAACAACTAATTAAGTGCTATATTAAAACACTTAAAGTTAACAGGTATTAATGTAAGTATATCATAAGCCATTGATTTTAAACATCATCTGTTAATCAATTGGTCGTAGGTTCGATCCCTACCGCCGGAGCCAACTATTTGATATTATTAGATAAATAACTGTTTGGCTAGTGTAAGTGGCATGGCAGATAGCTTTGTGGCAGTCTGCCATTTTTGCCACTCACGTTATTATTATTTGACCGACTCAATCTCCAGTCTGGATTCTGTTAGTCTGGGATTGTTGATTTCTTTATCAGCCACTGACTTAGTTGTGTTCTTGTAGGCGAACACTGCGCCAGTCTTCTTGCATATATATTTGATCTTAACCATCGGACATCTCTCGAATGTGATCTTCTATGAAGTCATAGACTATTTGCATATCCAGCTTGGCGGCTGCGCAGTAGAGTACCAGCTTCAAGCCTTCCTCTGTCAGTAAGTTTCTGCACTTGTCGTCCATGTGAAACTGATACGTAGCGGAACCGTCTTCGTGTTCTTCTACAGTCTCTACACCAATGATACCTGACTTATCCATTTTCACCTCGCAGTACTGGTCTGATTGATCTAGACATGACACCTGTCTCCAAGCACCACATATTAACGTCACCATCGGCGTTAAAATACTCAGGCATATTCTCATTAGTGCGTATTGCTATCTGACAGGCTTCTGAACTCGGCAGAAGTATATACGTCTGTATATCCCTGCCTTGGATTGCATACTCTACGTAGAGAGCGAAGAAGTATTCCATGTCGCCCCCTTTCGTATGTTATCTTTTTCATCACGATTAGCCTCTTCACGCTCCTTGGCCCTCTGACGCTCTTCAGGGGTCATCTGGTTAATGTGCTTGTTAACCCAGTTTCTACGTATGTCGTCGCGGTCACACTCCTTGTGTCTGTCGTTGTGGATCATCTCCCGCGCAAACGTGTGGCTGATACCAAAGTGTCGTGCCGCCTGAGCAATGCTGATGAAGTCCTGTCCAAATAGACGGCAAGGTCTGCCGCGCTGAATTACTTTTACTGTTCTATGAAATCCCATTAAATTAAGCCTCGTTTCTGATTAGCCATTGTACTCTCTGTCTCACCCTCTAGGGCGTAGATCACTAACATCTGCGGGTTCTTGTGGCCTGTCAGGGCCATCAACTGTCGGTCAGTACACCCTGCCCTACTCGCGTGAGTAGCTCCTGTGCGTCGAAGGTCAGCCATCCACAGTTTGGTATATCGCTGGCTACCGTCATCATTTAACTGACCTACTAGTGGAACCTCTGGCAGTCCGTAGCTATCGGCAGCGGCTCTAAAGAACTTATTGCATCGATCCTGACTGTAGGGTCTCCCAGTATTCTCGTATGCGAATATGTAATCATCAGAGTTACGGTGCTGGTGTAGGTGCAGACGCTGCTTAACAGAGTTAGTCACCTTGATAGACATCTGCTTGCCTGTCTTCTTCTGAGTGAAGTGAGACACGCCTGTCTTGCCGTCGATATTACCCCACCGCATGGTCCTTACGTCAACAGGACGCTGGCAGAACTCGTAGCACATGACCAGCATTGTACCCATACTGTGGTAGCCCATGTCGTCACAGTGCTGCACCATGCCCCATATATGTTCTTCGGGCCACAGAACCTGTCTGTCTGGCAGCTTGGGTAGCTTGACCAAGGCAAAGGGGTTAGACTTTACCTTCCCTGAGCGTAGACCCTCGTTCCAGACTAGCTTGAGAACCTTGAAAGTGTGGTTGGCTTTGTGTGTACTTACGTCAGACTGTATGTGTAGCCACAGTTTTTGTGCGTACTCGTAGTCAACGTCTGACACATTCATTTTAGCAAATGCTGTGTTAGATACGCAGACAGGCAGAACGTGCCGTAGGTGACCCTCATACGATCTCTTAGTAGCAGCAGCCTTGATGTTACCGTAGGCCATAGACGACTTGTAGTGATTGACCAGAGCCTCGACAGAGCGGTTGTCTACGTAGATGTCTTCGTGGTTACCAGCCTTCCAAGCCTCAAACTTACGCTTCCACTCGTAGCCTCTGGCGTTGGCCTCTTGCGGGGTGGTGTAGGTCTCCCGACTGATATCGGGAAACGCCTTCTTTAATTCAGGAGTAGGCCGTAGGTCAAAGACCCTAGT